GATCGCATCAATCACGCCATCATCTAAAAGCTGTTTAATTTTTTCTTGTGGTAAATCACCCACAATTTGACCTTTCACCCATGGGCCAATTGGCTTTAGGGCTTTATATTGCGTTTTCATAAGGTTCCTAATTGTTAAACATTAAGCATTCAAACATCATAGGGAAATAAAAGTGACCAGTTTGGCCGCCGCTACGTACTGGACTATTAGTACGTTTAAAAACGTCAAATCCGGCAATTTCAGGATCAAGGCCACTCATGACCTTTAAAACCTTTTGGATATGCGGAGCTGCCAATTCACGAATTGCATTTGTTTGCTGCAATTGCGATGAAGCTTCTCGGACACTTAATACGACTAACCATTGCTGATAAATCGTACTTACTTGCCCTTGACCTGCATTCCCAGCAACCCGGTCATCAAAATAAATAACGCTCAGAGCAACCTCTTCGTTGGTAATTCCGAGCATTTCTTCAATATTGAATGGTGTATGGATTGTTTTGATTTCAGGGATGTTGTCCTGGAGCGCTTTCACAATTACTGGTTCAAGCGCAAAGTAACTTTCACTCATGGTTACACCACAAAAATGCCTGAGATGAACGAAGGTTTACCTTGATCACCTGCAGGTGGGATCGGGAATACAAGTTTAGCTCGGCCTGCAGACAAGTCCTTAAAGTAAGAAATTGCCTTGTTGTACCGAGCTTCAACTTCTTCAGTGGGCTTATCCTTGTACATCAAATAACGAGCCACATCGCACACTTTGGTTTTAAGTGAATCTGGGACACTGGGTAAAGGCAGATCGTAGCTTACTGACAAGTAGCTATCAGCCTCATTAGAGGCTGAAATAATTGCTGCTGTAGAAGCCTTTGCCTGCTCAACCTGCTCGTTGCTCTTGGTGATATTGAACTCCAAACGTGAGATCTCCACCTCGCCAAAAGCATTTACCAGGTCCGTTCGGTCAATGTAGGTCATGATTAATCCTTCGATACAATGTAGGTTGTACCCTGACGCCATTGACCTGAATCAATGAGCGGCTTGCTACTACCTTTGCGTTTAATAGTCTTTGGACTCAGCGGTGCAAATTTACCGTTGACCATGAATTGCTGAATATCCGCTTGTGCTTCCAGGCCTATGAACTGCCACAGACTACTGATATCCATCGCGCCTTCCAGAATTGGTACCACGCTTCGTTCAATCATGTTGCGGTACTTATCTTGGTTTTGCTCAATTGCAGGTGTAAGTGGATCACGTGCTGGAATATGATCCGTGCCGTAGATATGTATGGCAGCCAAATCAGCCATAGTAATGGTTCGCTTTCCACCACCTTTGCTGATGTGGTTTTTATTGCCCAGCCAACCAACCTCAACATGGCCACCAATCTTTTCAGCATTTTTAATAAATCGATCTAATGAACCATCGTCACTTACATCAATGCTTGTCTTTATAGTGACCATATGAACTGCCTGTTATTACGCGGTATCTGCCTGAGCAAGTTTGGCTTCAAGTTCGTCCAATGTTTCATCTTCAGAAAACTCAACACCTTTTTTCGTCAAGGCTGTACGTACAGCCTTTAACTGTTTGGCCAACTCTTTTGCAGCCGCTTCAGCAGTGATTTCTTCTGCTGTTTTTTCAGGTTTTGGCGCTTTCGCACCTTCCACATTAATTTCACCCAATGAAATCAGCGCACCAATGATTTTATGCTTCACAAGCTTGTCGTGATCTTCCTGTGAAACTTCGGTTGCTACGCCTTTGTCTAAAACAATGCGTGGCTTAGTTGGTAGTACCAATGCAGCTGGATCAGAGGTTTTTAACGTACTGCTGTATGTATATTTTGGCATGTGATTAATTCCTTAAATGTCCAAATATTTCATTGAATCAATACGCTTTAACCAAACGCCTTGATATTTATAATGACCAGGGATCTTGATATCGACACCTACAGGTTGAGCAGCCAAGAACTGCACATCATCGGCAAGAAAACGAATGCATGATGGATCACGGCGATAAATAATCGCGCGGTCAGCACCTGCTAAGCCTTTACCGTCAATACGATCTGTTGAGCCCCATTCGAGCTTTTTACCCGCAATCGCAAAGACGTTCTTTTCCTTTACAACCTCAAGGAAGGTTTTATCAGAAGTTGCTGAGCGGAAACGCCCTGCAAGAATGAGGAATTGAGCAGCTGGCAACAAGAATGTGTCTGGTGTTGCAGGATCATCAAACTGCGAAGCGGTAAGCGCTGGTGTAAGCACAGCGTTCACATCTTCAAGTACTTCATCAATTGTCGCTGTTGCCCAATCGTGCTGAGCCGCAATCACTGTTACACCGCTTTGGTTGTAAAACCCTTTCGCTTGCCCCTCTCCCTCCCAAGCAACATCGCTTAGGTGCTTTTTAGATGCGAGTTGAGCGGCTTGCGCTTTATCTGAATCTAATGGAATGCCTGCTTTAAGCGCGGTTTCAATTTCAAAGATTGAATACTGGTAACCAATCGTACCGCCAATAACCTCAAGCGATACCTTATCGTATTCAACCTCTGCCAAAGGAATATCAGTACCTGTACCCGCGTGTCGTTTACCTTTACCGATACCACGCTGGCGCTTTAGGACCTCACCACCACCCACAACATTATTAGTGGGCTTGGTAGGGATGAATTTTTCATATTCCGAAGCTTCAGCAAGCTGTGCATCAGTTTCATTAATGGTCTCAACCTGAGTAAATAAGTTGACCAAATTTTGCAGATTAAATGCATCGCCAACATAGGCCTGAATCACGCCAGCAACTGGCGATAAACGTGCTTGTAAATTTTTCATATTGTCTTATGCCCCGCGAAGACGAAGAATTGCTAAACCTTCAGGATTAGTCACGGTTTCCCATGATGCATTAGGAAATTCGGTACCATCTGCCGCTGTGCTTGAAAGCGAACCTAAAGGTGCACCTGTGGTACCGTTTGCTGTTTTGACATATACCTTTGCGGTAATGTCCGTTACAGGAGCGTTAGGCTTCACCCAAATCGTTCCAATGGTTTTAATAGGTAGAATGTCACCTAATTGATAGGCCTCATTTCCAGAAGTATCTTTTCCTGATTTACCTACACCATTTCGTACAACTACTCCGAAGCGTGTCGGTGTAGCGCCTGAAACCAGTGCAACTGATTTACCATCAGTGGTACGAACAACCACATCACCATCAGAGATAACACCGGCGCCAATCATTGGGATGGAAAGGGTTTCATTTGGCCCTGTTAAATACGCCTCTTGACCTGGGCGTGAGGTAATTTTTTGAACCATATCAGGCTCCCTCTTTTAAGGTGAAAGTGGTTGTTGCCATTTTTCTAATTTTGGCTGAGTGTTTTTGTTTTCATCACCAACTTGTGTTGGTGTTGATGTTGGTTGGAACAATTGATTTGCGGGATTCATCGTTCCTGTGGTTGCTGCTAACGCGCGGAAAGCGGTATCAATGCGATCAACTGCTGCATCTCCTACAGCAACACCACCGAGCACCGCAGTCACAAGTGCATCACCTGCTTTCGCTTTAATCACTTCACGCTTGATCTGCTCACACGTGCAACCATCCGTTTTGATATTTGGATCTAACTTTTTAGCATCCTGAATCACGGCTGCTCGATCAGCTGCCATTGCTTCCAATTTTTCAGGTGTTGCCTGATTGGCTTCGAGCTCTGGAATTTTTTCAGCCATCTGCTTGTTGGATGTGACCATCTGATCAGCCACCGCTTGTACGGCATCTAGTTCGGTCGCAATTGAAAACTCCTGATCACCAATTTTTAATTTGGCCGCTCTTAAATTTGCCAATTGATCCTGCTCTTTCTTGAGTGCAGCAGCTAATGCTTCATTGTCTGCAACATCAAATGGAATACCATCAACGATGATTTTCATTGTTTTCTCCGGGTTTGGATTGTGATCGCCAACACGGCAATCACCACCGCATCGACCATAGTGAACAAGTGCAACATGGTTGACTTGTATGTTTTTAAATACCGCGTGGTACGGCGTTCCATCAGGTGCCACACCTGATTCAATAATCAGGTCTGCTGCATATCCGAGTGATAGTTCAATTTTTTCATTGGTCTGAATCTGCTCGATGGCATTTTTATCTTTGATAAGTAAATCACCCACCAAATAGCCATCTTCCTCACGAACATTGGTTAGATCCCCAATGCTGTAGCCTTGCCAAGTTGCAGCATTGACTTGATTACCAGGTGGATGTGAATTAGTTGCGTCCCTACCTTCAGCACTGGAAATCGTTGCTTTACTAAAGAGCTCTTCTGCTGAGGTATACACCCCAAAGGCAAATCCCTCTTTAAAGCCTTCGATACCGCCAAATTCTTCAGGGTAGTAATTGCGAACCTGTGGTGCCTTGGCTAATTTCGCTCCAACACACAATAAAAAACCCTCTTGAGAGAGGGTTCGGGATGATTGCGAGGGAGCAAAGTCACCAATTTTTAAATGAAAGTTTTTTTTCATAATTAAGCTGCCATTTGTAATTCCATAATCTCTTCTGGTGTTGGTGCGTTTGGATTAAACAGATGTGCAATATATGGAATCGCTACACATCGACAATTGATAGGAATACCAGGATGTCCATCCTCAGGTGCATTATTCCAAGCAAATAATTTGTTGTGACGCGCATAATGCAACGGACGCACACGCTCATCTCGGCTGCATGACCAGTAATAATGTGTGATCCCCATCTTCTGCTGACGGATCTGCGTTAAACGACTGGTGATCTTACCCACCTGATCACGTGCAATCAGCGCAGCACGGCGTTCGCCCTTGGTTCCGAGTGCCTTGATAGCCTCAACCATGCTTTCAGCACGTTGCCCTGATTGCAGGCCATTTAAAACAATCTTCTCAACCTGATCTAGTTGCTCAGATGGTAGTGATTTAATAAAAGCAACATTTGCAGCAATGGCTTCAGCAACAGCTTCGGCTAAGTCTTCACTACTCATAAGGCTTGAAAGATCAATGCCTGTTGATTTGTAGATAATCAAAGCTAATTGCTTGTCTGTGCTGGCCTTATTCTGCTCCACGACACGTCTAGCAATGTCCAATGCAACAGTATCGACCACACCACTCATTTTTGAGCGTAGCGCAGCCATAGCACTTAAAAAAATATCCAAGATGCCATCAGACACTTGGATATTTTGACTATCGCTAATCCTTTGTTGCTTCAGGATTGGGATAATTGAATCGATAATACTTTTATGACATTGGTTTGTGATTCCCAATAACTGGCTTAAATATTCAATTTCAATCTTCTTAGATCGAATGATTGGTTTTGCTTTGGCCTTACGTCCCTTTTTCTTTAGAGCTGCTTGCGTGAGCAATGGACTAATCAGTTGGATCTTCATTCGTTAGCTCCAATGCTTTGATATGGTCATCCGTTAGGAAGTCATATACCTTATCCTCGCGAAGCTGCTTGGCAACCTGTGCATCTGTGATGATTCCACGCTCTAAATAAGCTTCATCACGGTCTTTATTGTTCTTCTCAATCTCAGACCGTGTTTTAGCATCCAATTGCCAAAGTGCGTTAAATAGAATCTTCATACCTGATGGTGCTTGACCATAAATATTTCGATATAGCACCGGCATTAACAGATCCAATAAAGGCCTCAACATCCAGTTTTGTTCGGTATTTACACGGTCATAGTAACTACGTAAATCAAATTCACCAGAATTGTTTAGACCCGATGTGGTTTGCCCAAAAAGGATCGTGTAAGGCATGTCGGCTGCACCTGCAGTCTGCTGTGAGAATTCACGCATAAGTTCAGGCAAACCACCAAAGGTGTATGACTTGGATTCATACTGTTCGTTTGCATCAATCACCAACATGCCGTTTAAGCTTTTCATTAATGCTGCCGCACCAAAACGCTCCAAGACGTCCTTAGCTCGGTTTTTAATAGCATCCATCAGACCAGGGAACTTAATCACATCAATCTTAGCTTCATGCACCAAACTTGCCGCACCAGCATTTATCGAAGCAAAGTTTCTTAGTGTGTAGTAAATCGGCAGTAGTGCAGATTCCTCTTCCTCACCGTTGGCTAATTTAATTAAGCGTGAAGAATGCACTTTGATCTTACTGTTGTTCCGTTGCTTATACTCATAATACTTCGGTTGGAATGGTTCACCTGCAGTTAATTCTAATGGCAAGTATTCGTGAGTCAGCGCACTTACCTCACTATGTTTCAGTACGGTAATGAACTGTAATTGACCGCGACTCAAGACACTTAAATCTAAAGGTTGGTCTAATGGCTTACCATCTGCCATACCAAGCAATAAATAAGATTTTCCATACTTACGCATCCAAATTAGTGCTTTGTATAGGCGATCAACCAACTTAACCCGTGCCATTTCAGCCTGTAAAGTAAGGCTTTGGTCCTCATCAATTCCAGTGAAATACCACCCTGCTCGAAGCATATCCTGCACAGGGCGATTGATAATCTTCTTAGCCAACCAATCTTGATAAACCGCTTCAATTTGGTCATCAGGTACACTAATTTTTTGGAATGTGCCGTGGCTTGCTTTGTCACGATCTGTATTTAAATTAGATACAAAATTGACATAAGCGCCATCGATCACATCAACTTGAGTTGTTTGCTCTGTCAATTTGAATCTCCTAATCTAAAAGCGAGTA